TATTTGAACATGATATTTGGTTAGATTCAAAAAATGCATTACATTATGGGTTTGTTGACAAAATTTTATAATATATAATTATTATTTATATATTTATATATTATAATGAAGCATTCTGAATTTTTAAATATAATGTTTGAAAAGTATAAAACAAACCCTTCAGATTTTATAACCAATTTAGAAGTTAATAATTTTGCTGTTCGTAATTATAATATTCCAGAACACGGTGAAATAAAGCATTTTCAATTATTAACTTCAATTGTATATAAATTAATAAAAAATGAATACAATAAAGAGTATTTAATTTTTCTCGGTCAATTACTATTTACAATATTCGAAGAAAATGCTATAAGTGTAATTCATACAGTAGAAAGAAATACAAAATTAAATGATTTATTATTTGAATTAGATAGAAAATATAGACATTTAGCTGAATTTTCAGAAAATAATAAAAAAAGATTATTTTATTTCCCAGGAAAAGGTATACTTCTTTCTAATACTAGTGTTAAAACATATATTGATATTTTACAAGTATATATAGAAACTAAAAGTAAAGATTCAAAAAGCAAAAGAAAAGAAACAAGAAAACATATAAGAACAAAACCCGATTATAGAAATACACGCAGAAGCAGAAGCAGAAGCAGAAGCAAAAGCAGAAGCACAAACAGAAGTACGCGCAGAAGTAGAAGCATAAACAGATCTAGAAGCAGAAGCAGAAGTAAAAACATAAGTAAAAGTAAAGATATTAATTAATAATAAATAATCGACTCGTAAATTTATTAGTTTTTAGTAATTAATATAATACCAAAAGATATAAATAATATACCCATAATTTTATAAACATCAATCACATCTTTAAAAAAAACAAAACTAATTAAAGATAATCCCAATATTAAACTTCCAGAAAATAAAGCTCTACTTAGTCCCGGATTTGGTGATTTTTTTGCAGAATTAAAATAAACTATATTTCCAGTAAACGTTAATGCTGCCATAAAAATCATAATTAACATTTTTTTTATACTAATTTTTTCATTATAATATCTTTTTACACCAAAATATATAAATGCAATTATTCCACCAAAAATATACCAAACAGAAACAAATAAATCAACTGGAATTTTAGAACATTCTGTATATTTAAATAATGCATCAAGTATTATAAAAAATATTGCACTTGTTGCAGCTAATATAGTATATTTCATTTATATTATATAATATAATATAATATAATATAATATAAATTACTTCATTTCTTTTAATAATAACTTAATGAAATCTTCTTTATTATCACATTGTAAACGTATATTTACTATTTTTGCAGGACTAACTATATCATCTTTTAAAAAACATTCTAAGTCTTCTGGAAATATATCTTTATAATAATGATTATACATTTCTTTTATTACATCTATACTTGCATTTTTTAATTCTAATGTAACATCTATTCTACCTGGTCTAATTAAAGCTGTATCAAGAGAACTATAATCATTACTTGTAATTATTAAAATTCTACCCGGCGTTTCTCTTATTCCATCTATAATATTTAAAATAAAAGATAAAGTTATTTTATCTTTTTCATTTTTATTAAAATCTACAAGTATACTTTCTTCATGTTCTTCATCAACTTTTTTGGCAATTTTATTTAATAACTTATTTTGTAAAGATAATGATTTTTCTAAATTTAAATTATTATCATTATTGTCATTATCATTATCATCATTTTCACTACTACTATCAATGTTTAAAGATTTTTTTTTAGACAAATCTCTTTTCTTTACAATATTGCTCATACAATCAATGTCTTCGAATACTATAATCTTTTCATCAAATCCTATTTTTTTATTATTTTCACGCGAATAATAATTTTCAAAAAAATATTCATTAAATTCATTTTGCGTTTTTATTTTACTTAAAGGAATTACTATTAAATGTCTATTTAATTTATTAGCAATACATTTTATTATACTTGTCTTACCAGTACCAGGTGGACCATGTAATCCTATTCCAAAAGTATAAGGATGACCCTCATATTCATAAAAATTTTTATTGTTAATAAAAAAATTTAATTTATCTAATAATAATTTTTTTTCATCAAAAAATAAATTACTAAAATTTCTAGTACTTATAAATTCACATTCATCCCAAACATTTTTCTTATATTCATAACTTTTTATATCATCATCATTTCCAATTAATGTATAAATATATTTTTTGTTTTTTCTTTCATTTTCTAATATTAATCTATAGTTATTCTCTATTAAATCAATATATTGAACTATTTCTTTTAAAGATAATTTATAACTATATATTTCGACTGTTATATTTTCCATATCATAATGTTTTTTATCATCTGATCTATCATAACTTCTAATTACTTTACAATATATATTATCTGTTAATCTAAAATATTTTTTTTGTTCAACTATAAAAATATCTTTTTTACTAGTATTATCAATATTTTCTTCATCTTTTTTTTGTTTATTTTTTGGTTCACCATAATCATCATATATATTTGAACTGTTTGCATATTCTTTTAAAGAATAAATTGTTTCATTTTCCAAATTATTTTTTGAAATATAATACCAAAATGCTTGAAATCTATTACTGAATAAATTATCTGTTTTTGTTAAATAACTTGTTACTTTTATACATCTTTTTCCTTCTAAAATTATTGAATTATATTTTGGAGAAAAATAATTAAAATTTTCAACTATATTATTAACATAATATAGTAAATTATCATAAAAATCATTATTATTTATTATTATTGTTAATAGACTAATTAATAGCAATATAAAAAAATTATAATAATTATTACCATCTTTTAAATTCATCATATAAAACATTTTTAAAGAATCTATTAAATTATTTAAACTATTTTGCATATTTAAATATTTTTAATTAAATATATTTAAATTATAATTATAAATATATTTAAATTATCTATTTACGTGTATATTTTTTTACTTTTCTAAATTTTTTACCTTTTTTTGTTTTATTCTTTTTATTTTTTTTTGTTTTTCTTTTTTTTCTTCTTTTTCCACCTTCAAATCCATGTTCTGCTAATAATTCTGTTGCTTCTTTTATACTTTCGTCTTCTTGTATTTGTTGTCTCATTTTTTTTTGAAACATATCATTAATTTTTTCATCTTTTAATAACAAACCTAGTTCTTGTTTCATTTTTGCTAATCTAATTTTATTACCATTTGATACAGTTTCTGCAATTTTATTTTTCGCCTTTATTTCCGCATCTTCTATTAATCTTATTAATTTACCTTTATAATTATGTAATTTCTTCATTTGTTCAGGCCTATCTAATAATTCAAGTTGAGCCTTCAAATTTTGAATTTTTTGTTCATTAACATCTTTTGGAACAGACGGATACATTACAACTGATTTTAATTCTGATAATTTTTCTCGTTTTTGAGATAGTATTTCTTCTAATTTATTTAATTCCATAGTAAGACTTGCAATATCCTGTTGATGTTTATTTGGAACATTTGGAAGACTTGACAAATTACTTTCATATTCTAATTCACTTATTTTATTATATAAATCTATTGCTTCTAATACTTTAGTTTCATCAGTTTTCATATTTCTTTCTTCTAAATAACTTAAAGCATCTAAATACTTAGAAGGGTTTTTCTTTTTTCTTCCAAAACTTAATGAACGAACTAATTTTGACATTTAATATTATTAAATATTATATTTTTCTTTTAACCATAATTTAATTGATAGAATATTGCAATTTTTATAGTCATCATCAAAACCATTTAGTCTTAAGAATTGTGGTTTGGTCATTTTTTGTGTTTTATAAAATATATAATCTCCAAATTTACCTTTTCTTATACTTGTATTTTCATCTATAACTCTTATTAATGAATTTGTGTTTTCATTAATGTTTTCTAAAATACTAATAGCATCATCCAATTGAATATTTTTATATGGAATATTTATTTTTACAGTTTTTAAAGATTTTTTTATTTCACCATATTCTAAATAATATCCAAACTTTCCATTTTTTAAATAAACCTCTTTATCTTTATAAAGACCTAATGATTTATTATTATCATCTTTTGTTTCAATGATTTCTTCCAATTTATATTCATTATTTTTTAATTTTTGAATATCAATATTTCCTTTAACTTTGTAAAATCCTACACTACCATCTGGTTTATCAAATTTTACAACTGGACCATTTTTACTTATTATATAACTATGTTTATCGTCTATTTTTATATTTATTTTTTCTATATTAGAATTACTTGTTTTTAATAAAGAATTTGTTTTAATTAAATTATCAATTAATATATTACAATCATTACATAAATCATAGTATTTTTTTTCACCTTGTGCAATTAAATCTAACTCATTTTCCATAGATTTTGTATAATTATATTCAAATAATTCATTAAAATATTTAATTAAAAATTCTATAACAAATATACCTACCTGAGTTATAACTAACTTATTTTTTTCATTACCAAATTCTTTTTCAGACTCTTTTTCATGAATAATATCATTCTCTAATTCATAATTAATTATTTTTATTTTTTTACCAGTTATATTTTCTTTATTAACATAATTTCTTTCTTGAATTTTATCAATTAATGCTGAAAATGTAGATGGTCTTCCAATGCCTTTTTGTTCCAATAATTGAACCAATTTAGCTTCAGTATAATGTGATTTTAAATCTTTCATTGTTTGTTCACTTATAATTTTTCTACATGTAATACTATTTTTTTTTATATTATTCAAAAATTGATAAAATTTTTCATTTTCAACACCATCAATAATTTTCCAACCAGGAAAAATATTTTCTTCTGCGGTATACTTATAATATAATTCATTTGGTGCTGTAATTTTTATAAGTAATTGCTTATATATTGCTTCTGACATTAGACTTTCTAATGTATTTTTCCATATTAATTTATATAAACGTCTATGTTTAGATGTATATACATCTTCATCATCTGGAATAGAAACTATTGAAATATTTGTAGGACGAATTGCTTCATGGGCTTCTTGTGCTAAATTGTCTTTAGTTTTATTTTTATTTTTTTTTGTAGATTTTTTTTTATTATCAGTATCATCTGTAATTTCAATTTTATCGGTAGAAGCTGTTTGAGTTAGACTATTTAAATTTTTATTTATATATTCTTCATTATAGTTATTTTTTATATAATCTTTAGCTTTATTTATAAATTCTTCACTATAAACCTTAGAATCTGTTCTCATATAAGTTATATAACCACCTTCATATAATTTTTGAGCTAAACTCATTGTTTCTTTAGGACTAATTTGCATATTATTATTTGCAGATTGTTGTAATGATGATGTTGAAAATGGAAAAGGTGAATTTTTTTTTACCTCTTTTTCTTTTTCACGTGTTAAAATATGGTCAAATTGTTTAGAATCCTCTAAAAATTTAGTAATATCTTCATGAGATTCATGATTATAATTAAGAACAAAAGGTATTAATTTATTTGTAAATATGCCTTTTGTATTAAAACTTAACTTACCGGGAGAATTATTTATATCAATATAATTATCATATATTAATCTTAATGCAGGCGTTTGACATCTTCCAGCACTTAAACTATTTTTAGTATTTGAATTGATATGACTCCATAATAAAGGACTCAATTTAAATCCAACAATTAAATCTAATATTTGTCTGCCTTGTTGTGCATATACTAAATTCATATTTACAATTGTTGGATTTTTTAAAGCATTTTTTATAGCCCTTTCTGTAATTTCATTAAAAATAATTCTTTTAGTAGTATTTAAATCTAATTTAAATGTTTGAACAATATGCCAAGCAATTGCTTCTCCTTCTCTATCATCATCTGTGGCTAATATTATTTCTTTTGCATTATTAATAAGTTTTTTAATTTTATTTATTTGGTTTTGTTTTGATTCAATTATTTCAAATTTTGGAGTGTAATTATTTGACATATCAATTTGTTTCAAATTAGATAAATGAGTAATATGACCAAAACTTCCCACAACTTTATATCCTGGTCCTAAAAAATTTTCTATTTTTTGACATTTTGCAGGAGATTCAACAATCAACAAGGTATAACTCATAAATATAATTATATAAATATATTTAACTAAAAATATCAATTTTATTTAAATATTTATATAAAATTGATATAAAAATTTAAATAGACACATAAAATATAAAATGTTATTTAATAATTTATATAAAGTTAACAGTAATATTTTATACTATACATTCTTTAAATTAAATTTATCAAGTACTCAACATTTCTTTAATAAAAAAACTCCATATAAAATATACAATTCAAATATTAAAGTAAAAGAATTAGAAAATAATAATAAAAGAAAAAATAAAATTAGACGTCAAGAGATGTCAGAAAGTCATTCAAGTGAACCATTTATTAAATATAATAAAAAAAAATTTGAATAAATTATAAAAATTATGGGGGGCTTATCACATATTTTTAATTTGACACCATAAATGGTATTAAATTAAAACAAAATTAAAAATGCAAAAAAAATAAAAAAAAATAAAAACTAAAATTTTTTTGTAAAAAAATTAAAAAAAAACATAAAAATTTTTTTACAAATTTTTTTTTTTGTTTTTTTTTTCATAATTTTTAAGTAATTTATTTTATTACCATTTATGATAACAAATTAAAATGGGTGGTCTTTTCCATATAAAAAAAAAATATAAAAAAATAGTTTAAGGGATTTATATGTCAACATATATATATTGACAAATGTTGACAAAAAATCGCGAAAAAATCCCAAAAAATTTCATTTGTGTTTTTTGTGATTATAATACGTATAATAAAAAAGATTTCAATAAACATTTATCAACCGATAAACATAAAATGTTGTCAAATGTTGACAATGAAATCCCAAAAATCCCAATAAAAGAATTTACATGTGAATGTGGTAAAAAATATAAACATCGTCAAAGTTTAAGTGTTCATAAGAAGAAATGTAATTATGAACAAATAAAAGATAATAATGTAAATAATAATGATAATGATAATGATAATGATAATGATAATAAAATAAAATATAATAATATTGATGAAGAAGAATTAAATTATAAATCAATGTTTGTCACAATGATGAAAGAAAATCAAGAATTAAGAAAACAAGTAACAGATTTACTTCCAAAAGTTGGCAATACTACTAATAATACATTTAATAATACAGTTAATCAAAATTTTAATATAAATCTATTTTTAAATGAAAAATGTAAAGATGCTTTAAATATGAGTGATTTTATTAAATCAATTGAAATTTCATTAGATCAATTAGATTTAACAAAGAAAAATGGTTTAGTTGATGGCCTAAGTAATGCAATTGTTGAAAAAATGAATACTTTAAGTTTATATGAAAGACCATTGCACTGTATAGATTTAAAACGTGAGACTTTATATATAAAAGAAAATAATAAATGGGAAATAGATGATAATAAAGAAAAAATAAAAGGAGTTATAAAAAAAGTATCTAACAAAAATTATAATGCACTACAAAATTGGAAAGAACAAAATCCGGATTTTAGAGAGAATGATAATAAAAAAGAATACTTTGTTCAATCTTTATCTAACATTAGTAAAGATTCAAAAGATATAGATAGTAAAATTATTAGAAATATATGTGAAAATACATATATCAATGAAAATTAATAATTTTCATTGAATGATTTAGCAACATATTTTATATACTTTTTTCTTATAGCAGGTACACTATTTTTCATATTATAGCTCCAGTCTTCATATTTCATCTTTTCACCTTCAGCCATATCCCATAATCCAAAAGATTTAGCAATATTAGCCCAAGTATTATCTAAAATATCTGGATGTCCAACCTCTTCATAATATTCTTCTGTATAGTTTCCTTGAAATGTAGGATTTTGCCATTCTGGTAATGTTTTTTCACCATAATATAACTTTTTAGCTTTTATAATTTTTGTTGGATATGTTAATATAGTTGGTTTATTATTAATACCATTAAAATTTATCCATGGTATATTTATAGGATCTATTAATAATGCATTGGTTATATAATTATTATTTAAACTTTCAGGATTAAAAGAAGAATGTCCAATATATCCAATTTTATCAACACGTAGAGCATTACAAATATCTTCTATTGTATTATCTAAAATTGGCACAAAACCATCAATTGTTACAATTGTATTATTTCTTTTTAATTCATTTATTAAATCACTATATAGAAATGAAGGCATTGTCCCATATAATCCGGTTGAAAATAATAAGGGCGGACCCTTTCCTTTAATTATTAATTTATTTCCTGAAGAAGTTTTAATTTGAGGTGTAAAGAATGAATTACATAAATTAAATAAATAAATTAAGAATACATAAAATTTCATTATAATAATAATAATTATTATTTTTCTATATTCATTAATTTAAATGTTTTATAATCAATATCTTTATTTTTAATACTGGGTGGTTTTTTTTCAGTTTTTTTATATTTTTTTTCATTAATATTTTTATTATTCTCTTCTTTCAATGCACTATCAATATATATTTTTTTTAAATAATTACCAATTATATATGAACCTTCATGTTGATTAATACTTCCTTCCTCTATTTTTTTTAAAGTTGTTAAAAATTTATCCATTATTTCTAAATTTAATGTATTTTTTAAAAGTTTATTATAGATATTAGTATAATTAGAAAAAATAAAATTACACTGTTTGTTACAAATTGATTCAAATTCATTAGGATTTGTTTTAGATAATCTGCTGTATTTATCTTTTAAAAAAATATAATTTTTTATATCATTTCTAATTAAATCACTGTGTTTTTTTATTTTAATTTCATTAGTATTGTCTTCTATATTATTTTCTTCAATCATTTTATCTAATTTTTTTTTATCATCAGAAGATATAATATTTGTCATATAATATTATATATAATATTATTTTTATAATATATACTAATTATATAATGAAAAATAAAATTTTGATTTTATTTCTATTATTATTAATAATTGTTTTATTTATAGGTGATTATAATTTAATAATAAAAGAAAATTTTACATTAGTTAATAGAAAGATTAATATTCAAGAAAATGGAAATTATAATAATAAATCAATTAATAATTTAGAATTATTAGAAAATAGTCATAAAAACCATGAAATGAATATTAAAAGAGAGTTAGAAAATTATAAAAATATGAAAGAAACAGATTGCAATGAAATACAGGGTGATACATTATCTAGTAAAGGGGACAAAGCAGCATATAATGCATGTAATTTGAATAATGTAATTAAACAAAGAAACAAAAATTTTAATTTTTGAATATATTATAAATTTATATTATTGAAATAATATAATAATATAAATTATGAATAATTTATTTCAAGCTTTATTAATTGTTTTTTTATTTTTTTTAATTCATTTATTTTTAACAGTGAGTATGGGAATAAGTTATGTTAAATTGAATTGGGAACAATATAAATGTAATCCAGGTATAATACCATTTGCTGCTGTTTTTGATAAAGATCCTATAGAAAATGCAAAAGAATGTGTAAAAGTTATTCAAATGGACTTTATGAGTGGATTTTTAGCACCATTATATCAAGCTATTGGAAGTATATCACAATTTGGTTCACAATTTGGTGATTTATTTGAAAATATAAAAGAATTTGGTAATGCTAATCAATTATTAAGTTTAAATGTTTTTGGAGATTTAAAAAGTAGAATGATAGCAATGGGTCATGGTATTAAAGATATTTTTAGTGACTTAGAACATGCAATTAGTGCATTTAGTATGTCAATAACTGTTTTATTTTACAGTATAGATAGTATACTTGAAATGTTTAAAGTTGCAAATCAAGAACTTTTTGGTTTTATTATAGATGCAATTCAAAGTTTTGCAGGATAAAATTTAGATAATTTAATAATAATTAAATTATTATTATAATATAATTATTATGAATAATTTTTATGAAAATATAAACAACTATTTCAACAATCTATCATATTTTGAAGAATATAGTTTTGATATATGGTTTACTTTCATATTGTGTTTAATAACATTTATTATAGCATTTACAGTTTATTTACAAAATTTACTTAAATCAAATAAAACATATTTTAAAGATAATAAATGTAATCCATTTTTAGCTCCATTTGCAAGTGTATTAGAAGAATCAGAAGACCCAATGCATAATATTAAAAATATGGAATCATGCATGAATGAACTAAATTTTGATGTAGGAAATTCATTTTTAGATATTTTTAAACTAGTAATTAATAGTTTAACAGGAATGTTTACTGGATTTCTAGATTTACTCACAAGATTTTTATTATTTTTATTTCATATTTTAAAATTAATTTTTGATATTTTTAAAAAAATATCTGCTAGATTATCTGCTATTATTAACGGAATAAATGACTTATATTATGATTTATTACATTTTTTAAGTTCTTTAGGTGGATTTATTACAACTATATTTTATACATTTGTTTTATTTTTTCAAGTAATATTACAATCTGCATGGATTTTAGTATTTAGTTGGTTAATATGTGCTGTTATTCCAGCCATATTTATGCTTGTTTTGTTTATAGTTCTTTATATAGTATTTAAAGTTTTGTGTATTGCAAGTGGAATATGTGCTGTGCCTATTTGGGGTATTCCATTTTGCTTTTTAATTCCAACTTGTCCTCTACTTGGTGTAGCTATAACTGGAATGGTAATATCTGTAATAATCTTAGCATTTATGTTGATTCTATTTTTTGTATTAAAATCATTTGCAATGACAGTTAGTAGAAAAACACAAGAATCTCAAATGTCCAGGTAAATAAAAAAGATTTATAAAAAAATATAAAAAATATTTGTTATAATAACATTATATGATATTTATTTGTTATAGTATAATATTTTTTGTAAATAATTTCATTCAAAAATTTTATATTAATAAAAAAAGTTCATTTATTAGAATGTCAGAAGATAATATTACAAATAATTTTATAAATGATAATAATATTAAAGATATTTTTTATGATGAAAGAAATGATATGTGGACAATTAATTTAAATATTAATAATGATGATATACAATATAATGATACAAATGTTGATACTTATGAATCAGATGTATATAGTATTGAGTTTATTATGAATAGTGAATTAAATAGTAAAGATGATGATAATTTTCCATCATTTTATAAATTTTTAAAAGAAAAAGAAAAAAGACAATTAGATGAAAAAAATGAATTTTTAAAAAAAAAAGTTGAAAAGTATGAAAATTTTGAACCAACATCTAAAGATTTAAAACTGTTAACATCTTTTTCTGCAGCTGAGTGGTGTAAAACATGGATATATGAAATGGTTCATGTTCCAGATTATTTTCCAACCTTTATGTTTCAAGATATGTTTCGTTTGAGAGACTTTTCTCAAAAAAATCATACAAAACATTATTTTTATATTGGATATTATCCGAGCGATAGTAATTTAAAGAAAGGACCATATTATATTGGTGCATTTGAATTAAAACCAGATATTAGAGAGTTTCATACACATATTATAATACAAAACCCTTTTTATTGTGTAGACAATAATTATGATGAAAATAGAATAAAAAATTTTAAAAAAGAATTAATTAATATGACAAATGATGCGTTTGTTTTTTTTAAATTTAATAATTTAAAAGATAATTCAGACGTAAGATATTACTATTCGTGGTGTTATGATGATTTAAATTAAAAAATATTTACTTACATAATTAAATTTAATTTTATAATATTAAATTTAATTTTATAATATTAAATTTAATTAAATTGCTTAACATATTAATTGTACATACCAAATGGTGGTAAATTTAATTCTTTTTTTATAAGAAGTTTATCTATAATTGAATTTTTAATTTCTAATGGGAATGTAATATCTTCTTTATTTAACATATTTTTTGATGTGAATAATTTACTATCATTTTTCATTAATCTATATAAATTTAATTTTGTAAATAATGTTTCAAAACATCTTTTTAAATTTCTTACTCCATCTTCTTTATCTGTATAATTATTAATTATATGTTCGATATTAGCATCACTAAAAATTATTTCATCATCATTAAATTTAGATTGCTCTCTTAATTTTGGTAATAAATAATTTTTTGAAATAATTAGTTTATCAGGTGTATTGTAACCCTTTGTTTCTATTTTATACATTCTATCTTTTAAAATTGGGTTAACTAATTCTTCATTATTATAACTAAAAATATATAAAGCTCGTGACATATCTAAATTAATTTCTGACATATATTTATCATTAAAATGAGAATTTTGTGTAGTATCTGTTAGGTGTGTTAATACGCCAGTAATTTCAGCACCTCTTGGGGTATCACTAATTTTATCTAATTCATCAAATAAAATAACTGGATTCATACATTGTGCTTTAATTAATATTTCAATAATTTTACCATATTTACTTCCTTCATAAACAAATTCATGACCATCTAAAAGACCACTATCTCCACAACCACCTAGAGCAACTAAATAAAATGGTCTTTGTAATATACTACTAATACCATCTTTTATTAGAGTTGTTTTACCTGTACCGGGTGGACCTTTAATTGCTATTGATGTGCCTACTGCATTTGGATTAACTAACCATAATCCAATCATTTGTAAAATTTGTAATTTTGCATCTTCTAAGCCATACGCAACAGAATCTAATTTTTGTTTTGCAGAAGTCATAAATTCATTACATTTATCAATTCCATCTGCAAATGTAACCGTTAAATTATTATATTTATTAAATGGAATTTTAATAAAAGCGTCTATCCATGCTTTTATTTTATAAAATTCACTATTACCAAATCCACCTCCCATACTTCTGAGAGTATTTATTTTTTTTAATGCACATGCTTTATAAATATCAGGAATATCTAATTCTAGTACATGTATAAGATAGGGTTTTTCTATTGTATTTAATTTTTTAATTTTTTCTAAATTATTAATTGTATCAATTTGTTGTTTGAATGACATATTTTTTTTAAAATATTCTGATTCATTATCATCTTCATTTTCTACAATTTTTAAAAAGTTTTTATAATTTTTATTAGATTCTTTTTTTGTAGGTTTTTTATTTTTAGTATCTGAATCAATTATTTCATTTTCCAATTCTTTATTATTATCTTTATTATTATCTTTCATTTTATAATTATCATCATCATCATCATCATCATTATCATTATCATCATCATCATCATCATTATCATTTTCATTTTCATCTTCGTATAAGTAGAAAGGTTTTATATTTTCTTCATCGTCTGAAGATTTGTTTTCATAATTATTAATATAATTTTTTCCTTTTTTTAAATTTAAAATAATACTAACATTATTTTTTTTATTACTAAAGAGTTTTTTTAATTTTTTTAAAGCAAGTTTTGAATTTGATTTTACTGAAGATGATGAAGATAAACTAGAATTAGATTTAATAGATGAATTATCAGTATCACTATCATAATCGTAATCATAATTAAATTGACTTTTTTTTAGTCTGTCATGATGTTTTTTATATTTTGTAGAGAGTTCAAAGAGTTTTTTTTCAGGAGAAATATTATCAAATGATTTTTTTTTATCAAAATCAAATTTAAAATCTTCTAATTTTTTTTGAGAATGATATTTATTTTTTGAGAATTTAGATGGATATAATTCATATAGTAATTTATAATAATCTGATTTAGATTTTAAATTATTTTCTGAATCACTATCATCTACTTCATCAAAATCATCCTCATCATCTGAACTATCATTATTATCACATTCTATATATTTTCTTTTTAATGAACCACTCGATAATCTAGTATTATATTTATGATTATTGTTCATTCTACAATTATATATATGCTAAAATATATTTTTTTTAAAATAAAATCAATTATTTTTTTAAATAATTTTAAATTGATTTAAAATAATATAAATATTATTTATTAATTATAAAGGAATGAATAATATTAATAATAATGATGATAATAAAATTGTCTCTAAAATTATAGGTATTCAATTTAGTTTATTAAGTCCAAGTGAAATATTAAAAAGTTCTGTTGCAGAAATTAATAATAGAGATACTTATACTAATAATAAACCAGTTCTAGGTGGATTATTTGATCCTAGAATGGGTATATTAGAGCCTGGATTTATTTGCCCAACCGATGGCTTAGACTATATTCAAAGTCCTGGATATTTTGGACATATTTATTTAGCAAGACCAGTATTTTATATTCAATATTTATCCACAATAATTAAAATTTTAAGATGTGTCTGTATTAAATGTAGTAAATTATTAATCGATAAAAATAAGTATAATTATTTACTAAAATATAATAAAGATGAAAGATGGCAACAGGTGTTTACATTTGCCAGTAAAAAAAGAAGATGTGGAGAAGATACAAATTGTGGTTGTGGTTGTTTACAACCAAAATTAAAGAAAGAAGGTTTAGCTACATTAATTGCAGAATGGTCTGATAAAGAAGATGATGTTAAAACATTATCAAAAGAAGAATTAAATAAATTAACTATGAAATTAAATCCAGAATTAGTAATTAAAATTTTTAGTAAAATTTCAGATGAAGATGTAAATTTTATGGGTTTTAGTTCAATATTTTCAAGACCAGAATGGATGATTTGTCAAGTTTTAGCAATTCCTCCCCCAGCAATTAGACCATCGGTAAAACACGATGCTCAACAAAGAAGTGAAGATGATTTAACACATATTATTGTTAATATTATTAAATCCAATAAAAGTTTACAAGAAAAAATTCAACAAAATGCTTCACCAAATATTATTGATGATTGGACAACCGTTTTACAGTATTATGTATCTACTTTAGTGGATAATAAAATACCTGGAGTTGCTGCAGTAGCTCAAAGATCGGGAAGACCTTTAAAAGCAATTAAAGAAAGATTAAATGGTAAAACAGGAAGAGTACGAGGAAATTTAATGGGAAAACGTGTAGATTTTAGTGCTCGTTCTGTAATTACTCCTGATCCAAATTTATCAATTAATGAATTAGGAATTCCATTAAAAATTGCAAAAAATTTAACAAAACCAATTGTTGTAAATGAAAAAAATAAAGATTATTTAAAACAACTTATTATAAATGGTCCAGATGTATATCCTGGAGCTAAAATTTATGAAAAAAAAAATGGAGATTGTATTAGTTTAAGATATGTTGATAAAGAATCAATTAATTTAGAAGAAGGAGATATTGTTCATCGTCACATTTTAAATGGTGATTCTGTATTATTTAATCGTCAACCAACATTACATAAAATGTCAATGATGTGTCATACTGCACATATTATGTATAAAGGCGATACATTTAGAATGAATGTTGCTGATACAAAACCATATAATGCTGATTTTGATGGTGATGAAATGAATTTACATATGCCACAAGATGAAGAATCAGAAATTGAATTAAAAATATTAGCCGCTGTTAAAAATAATATCATAAGTCCTGCAAATAATAAATCTATTATTGGTATTTTTCAAGATTCATTATTAAGCAGTTATTTATTTACACGTGAAAATATTAATTTTAAACCATTAGAAGCAATGAATTTATTAGCACATTTTAATTCAATTAATTTAAATAAGATTAATTTTAACAATATTAATATAAAAAATTTAGATATTTTATCTCAAATTATTCCAAATATAAGTTTAAAATATAAAACAAAGAAGTTTAAGGATGATGATGATTATGAAAAATCGAATAATGTTTTAGAAATTAATTCTGGAAATATGAATCGTGGTTTTCTTGATAAAAATATTTTAGGTGATACTACACGAGGATTAATTCACCGAGTTTTTAATGATTATAATGAAAAAATTTCATCTAACTTTATTGATAATTTACAAGATATTGTAACTGAATATATGAAAACTCATGGATATAGTGTTGGAATTAGTGATTTAATTTCAAATAATAATACAAATACTAAAATTATTGAAGTTATTAATAATAAAAAAAAAGAAGTAAAATCATTAACAGATGAATTACATCTTGGAATATTTGAAAATAATACAGGAAAATCAAATATTGAAGAATTTGAAACTAAAGTAAATAATATTTTAAATAAAGCTTCTTTTGAAGCCGGAAAGATTGGAAGAAAAAATTTAGATGAAAATAATCGGTTTGTTATTATGGTAAATGCTGGGTCTAAAGGAAGTGAGTTAAATATTTCACAGATGATTTCATGCTTAGGACAACAAAATGTAGATGGAAAAAGAATTCCGTATGGATTTAATGAAAGAACTTTACCACATTTTACAAAATATGATGATTCACCAGAAGCACGTGGATTTGTAGAAAGTTCATTTATTAGTGGACTACGCCCAGAAGAATTATTCTTTCATGCAATGGGTGGGCGTGTTGGTTTAATTGATACTGCAGTAAAAACTTCACAGACAGGATATATTCAAAGACGAATTATTAAAGGTTTAGAAGATTTAATGGTAAATTATGATATGACAGTTAGAAATAATAAAAATAAAATTATTCAATATTCTTATGGAGATGATAATTTTGACCCAATTAAAGTAGAATCTCAAAGTATTTCGTTTATAAATATGACAATTGAAGAAATATATGGACATTATCAAATGCCAAATGATTCTACAAAAGATTCAATATATTCTACATTATATACAAAACAAACATACTCAAGATTTAAAAAGCAAAAACAAGATTTACTAGATAAAACAAAAAAATATATTAATAATTTCATTGAAGCTAGAAAATTAATAGTAGATAATGTATTAAATAATATTTATAAAAATTCAGTAAATATTCCTGTATCATTTGTTAATATTATAAATAATATTTCTCATAATCAAGATAAAAATGTAATTATTGATATTACACCATTGGAAGTTTTTAATTTAATTGAAGAAAATATGAATAAGCTAGATAATTTATTTTTATCAAAGCCAAATGATTTATTTAAAATTTTATACTATTATTATTTAACACCAAAAGATTTAATTATGAACAAAAAATTATGTAAAAAATCAATCGAATTATTATTAATTACAATTAACAATACATATAAAAAAGCAATTATTTCTCCAGGTGAGATGGTTGGAATGATTGCAGCACAAAGTATTGGAGAGCCCACTACTCAATTAACTTTAAATACTTTTCATTTTGCTGGTGTTGCTTCAAAATCAAATGTAACTCGTGGTGTTCCAAGAATTGAAGAGATTTTATCTTTATCAGAAAATCCAAAGAATCCTTCTTGTACAGTATTTGTTAATGGAGATGAAAAATATAATCAAAATGATGTAAAAAATTATATTTATGAATTAGAATATACAAAATTTAGAGAATTAGTAAATGAAGCAGAGATTTGTTTTGATCCCAATGACACTTCAACTTTATTAGGTAATGATGTAGAGTTTATTGAACAATATAATGAATTTGAAAAATTATTAGATGAATGTAATACTACATATGATGAAACCAATAAAGAACAATCCAAATGGATTATTAGATTATCGTTAGATAGAAAAATTATGCTTGATAAAGAAATTACAATGGAAGATATAAATTTTGCATTAAATGATAGCTATAATAATATTAGCTGTATGTATTCTGATTATAATTCGGATAATTTAGTATTTAGATTAAGATTAAATAAAAATGTTTATAATAATAAAAAAAAGAAAATGAAAAATATATTAAATTCGTTAGACCAATCTGATGAAATTTATATGCTAAAAAATTTATTAGATGAAATATTAGATAATTTAATTATTAGAGGTGTCAAAGATATTAAAAAAGTTTTACTTAGAAAAATAACAGATAATTTTGAAGAAATTGATGGAGTTTATAAAAAGAAAGATGTTTGGGTTTTAGATACTGTAGGAAGTAATTTATTAGAATTATTAGGTATGGATTTTGTAGATTCTAATAATACTATAACAAATGATATTATTGAAATATATAAAGTATTAGGTGTTGAAGCAGCAAGACAATGTATTTTTAATGAATTATCTGAAGTAATTGAATTTGATGGTGGTTATATTAATTATCATCATTTAAGTATGTTAGTTGATAGAATGACTTGTAATGATAAAATGGTTTCAATTTTTAGACATGGTATTAACAATGATGATATTGGCCCCATTGCAAAAGCTTCTTTTGAAGAAACCCCTGAAATGTTTTTAAAAGCAGCAAGACATGGAGAATTAGACTTAATGAAAGGAGTATCTGCAAATATAATGTGTGGACAACAGGGATATTATGGAACTAATTCATTCAAAATTTTAACAGATATAGAAACAATTTCAAAAAATTTATCAGAAATTGAAGATGCTAAAAAGGACGTAAATAATATTAAATCAATTGATGAAATATTAAATGAAGAAAAAGATGATGAATATTGTGGTTTATCTAATATTGAAATAAAATTTGATGTAAATAATATTAAAAAAATAAATATTGGAAATAGTGATTCTTATAATTTAGATATATAAATATATAAAAATAATTTTTAGATTCATTATATATGTAAATAATGAATCTAGACATTTATATAAATATATATAATTCATTTCTAATAAAACATATGGGAAGAAAAAATCCAAAATATTTAAAATTAAATCAAGATATAAAAAAAATTACAAGTATAAAAGAAAAATATTATTTTTATAAAGAAAATTTGAATGATTTTATAACAATTAAATGCTTTATAAAAGCACAAAAAAATATATTTTTTTTATATAAGCTAGTAAATAATTTAAAGAAAAAAAGAAACTCTATTTTTAATAATGAAGATTTATTGGGAAATTTAATTTTTAAAAACAAATATATTTATAAAGTTTACTCTGATAATAAAATATATAATTTTACTTATTCTGATTTTATAAAACTTATATATAATTCTTTATTAAATTATGAAGAACCTATTTCTGAAAATGATGATGTAATATTTTCAGAATATATTTTAATAAAACCAATAAAAATAAAAAATCCTTACACAAATATAATTTTTTCTTATTCAGAACTTTTAAATTTTTACAATTTTTGTATATATAATAATATAAATATTCCAATATTGTTAAAAATATTTTATAATGAGAATTTTAATATAAAAACATTATTTTTGAACAATGAAATATATTTGTATAAATTAACAATTAATAGTTATATAAAAAATTGTTCATTAAATAAAAAGAAAAAAATATTAATAGAATCAAGTGAAGTATTTTCAATTTTTCTAATAAAATATTTTAAAAATAGCATAATTAAAGAATTAACTATTGATTACAAAAATAGAATAAAAAATTCTTCTAGTAATATAATTGAATATTATAATAAAATTTTAATAGATTTTTATATTATGCATTATTATTATCATAATAGGTATTATAAATTATTTATACAATACAAATTGAAAGTAGTTTTGGGTTTATTGAATAATAACAAAATACCATTTATATATGAAGTTATTAATGAATATATATCTATTCCTAATATTTTAAATAAAATAACAAATAATATGGAATATATTGTAGATGAAGAAATAAAATATTTAAATTTTACAAATAATTTACATTTATTGATTAATTATTCTACTTCATCAGTTGAAAATAATGAAACTAATGAAACTAATGAAACTAATGAAACTAATGAAACTAATGAAACTAATGAAACTAATGAAACTAATGAAACTAATGAAACTAATGAAACTAATGAAACTAATGAAATCAA